AATAGAATGACGATGAGGGGCAATAGCATTCTTATTCATGACTGTCACATCGGCACATAACTTTGCCATTTCTGTGCCAGGAGTGAATAAGATCCCTTCCTTCATTAGATTTCCACAAGTCTTAAGTCTTGCCAGTTCAAAATCTAATCTTTTATTGGCAGTTAGTTGTCTCTGTAAAGCAATTTGTGTTGATGCTGCTTCTTTACACTGGTCTTGTAACTTTCGGTCCAGTGGACGACTCCATGTAGCAGAGAAACCTACAGATAAATTATAATTATCTTTCTGTCCAGTTCTGGTTCTCTTTTCAAAAATTATATCTCCTGGATTATCAATCCTTCCATCTCCATCTAAATCACTAACATCATATACTGGATCATTAAAAAATGGTTCGTATGGTTTAGCAGCAGATATAGCACCTGTCACATAGGGTGTAAAGTTGAGAGTGGGACCTTGACACTGTATACCTCCACCGTAGGTGTTTGTAATGTAAGGTCCCTGAAGGACTTGTATAGCTTGGTTTGTAACACTGCCTGAGGAGTTAGCAACAGGATTAGCAGTAGCAGAAACACCACCAACAGTTTCAGCATAAGATGGATTTGCAAATAATAATGTTATTGTGAGAATACTTTTAGATACTTTATTTCTTGTAAGTAGTTTTTGGATCATCATAATTTTGTTGGAATTATTAAATTTATTGACTAAAAATTGAAGTCGTATCAGTTGCACTTTCTATTTCTGTTACTCTTTGTATTATTGTTTGATTACTTAATCCTGGACCCTGATAAGTTTCTGTAAATTGGAATGCCTTTCCTGGGTTTGTTTGTTTCCAATTTTGAGAATCTGTTTGTAATCCAGTCAATGTTGAAGTCACTCCATCAATAGTATTGGTGGTTACTACTTGGGGAAGATTGATTTTCCCATCAGTTGTTTCTACATTAGTTCCAGTTACTGAATACTGATAACCGGTGTTATAGTCCATCGAATTGATGGTTTCTGTAATAGTTTGTTTTGTTTCTGTTCTGCTGGTTAATGAACCTTGACTGAAGTTGGGAACAACAGGAACACTCCAAGAAGGTTGAAGTATTCCATGTACAACACCAAGAATCAATCCTATACTAATTGCTTCTTGTAAACTATTCATAATTATTACTTAAAAATGGTGATTTCACTTACGAATTGTCCAATAGCATTTGTTCCAGGACCACCCGCAGTTAAACTAACTGTTCCAGTGGTATCGATAGAACCAGCAAGAGATCCTGCAGTACCACCTGCCTGAATAGTGTTGCTAGAATAAAGAGTCGGAATATCAAATCTACCATTAGATCCAAGATTATCATTAGTGATTACAGTATCACCAACTAATTGAGATTCTGCGAAACTAAATGCTTGACCATCAGTTGCAATACCATAAGTTCCAGAACGTATAGTTGCAGGTGCAGTTGCAGAAGATCCAGTAAGACCACCAAGATTAGTTACTGAAACATTGCTTCCAGATACTGAATAAGAAGAATCTAGACGTGTTGATGATGTTACAGGACCATCAACGGTTAATTGAACACTCGAAGATAATCTAGATGTAAGTCCACCTGCTGATGCAGAGGATGCACTTATCAAAACCATTCCAAAAGCTAGTAATGCTTTTTTCATTTTTTTTTTTCTTTTCTGATTTGTGGGCACTGATTTATTTAGTTTCTTGTAAGTTATAAATAAAAATGAAATCTTTTTTTCATTGAAATGAACGAACAGGAAAATCATCTTTCTCAATTATTGGAGCAGAGATTAAAATTGATAGCAGAACTTGAAGGACTTAGTGAACATTCCACAAGAACCAGAGATTTGATGCTTAAGACTCAAGGTGCTATTGAGTATCTGGAGGCAACTGGTGTCAAACTGCCAGAACCTGAACCAGAAGCAGAAGTGTCTGAGACGGAAGTCGTAGAAGAGGGTTGACGCACAGACTAGAAGGCATTATAATAAACATGTTGAGAGGCAAAACACAGGTAAGAGCATCGACAAACAGATGACGCCTCTTGACTTTTTCATGGGCAAGTAGCTCAGATGGAAAGAGCCACGCACTTCTAATGCGTTGGTCGGGGGTTCGAGTCCCTCCTTGCCCGTTGGAAACTTTATGTTTCCTTATAATCCCATCGACCGAGCAAGAGAACGGGCCGAACTGTTAATTCGAGATTGCTAGGGGCAGTACCTAGGATGGGAGTTTCTAACCTCTAAATTATTATAAATAATAATAAAGTTATAGGTTAGAATGTCTGGTAAAGCAGTTGTTCAATTTCGTCAAAGAAGAAAAAAATGGGCAGTTGATGCATTTGGTGGTAAGTGTGGTATTTGTGGTTATGATAAATGTGTTGAGGCATTAGAGTTTCATCACCTTGATCCATCCCAAAAAGATTTCACACTAACAGCATCTGTGGCAAATAGACAAGTATTTGTTGGAGAACTTAGAAAGTGTGTTTGTTTGTGCTCTAACTGTCATCGTGAAGTTCATTCTGGTATTGCCAATATTCCAGATAATGTGCTAAAATTTGATGAAAGTTTTAAGGACAAACCTTTACCAGAAAAACCGAAGCACCCTTGTAAAGAGTGTGGAAAACTAACAACTATTACTCAAACATTCTGTTCAGTAAAATGCTCTCGCAAAAATAGAGAAGTTGCTGACTGGCCAAGTAATCGAGAGTTGCAAAAACTAGTTCTTGAAAATGGTTATTCTGCTACTGGTAGAATGTTTGGTGTCAGTGATAATGCAGTTAGAAAACGATTAAAATCAGTGGATTTGGGTTTATAACTCAGTTGGTAGAGTATCGGGCTTTTAACCTGCAAGTCGTCAGTTCGAGCCTGACTAAACCCACTTGACAAGAACTCAATCTTGTCTTATACTACTTCTTGTGTGAAGGAAGATGCGTCGGGAGAGCAATCTCCCACTCTGCGGAATTAGTTTAGAGGCAAAACTAAAGGTTTCCAACCTTTCGTCACCAGTTCGATTCTGGTATTCCGCTTTCGGGTTATCCGAATACCCGAAAAATTGATGAGTATAAATACTCTGAAGTTACTGTAAGTAACGATTTACAACAGAACCAGTCGAGGTTCTTAACATCTGCGGGTAATCATTCCGCAAGTAAAAAACGAGGAAAACAAATGTTTAAAACGACTATCGCTGCAGCTGCTGTTGCTGTTGCTCTTGCCCCTGCTGCTGCCCTAGCCGGACCCTACGTCAATGTCGAAGCTAACTCCGGTTGGACGGGATCTGATTATGGTGGAACTGCTACAGACCTTCACGTTGGATATGAAGGTGAACTGGGTGAGTCTGCATCCTACTACGTACAAGGAGGAGCTACTGTAGTCTCCCCTGATGGTGCTGAAAGCGACACTGTTCCTTCTGGTAAGGCAGGTCTCGGTCTTGCACTGACCGACGCACTGGGTGCATATGGTGAAGTCTCCTTCGTCGGTTCAGGTGATTCTGACATCGACCGTGGTTACGGAACCAAGTTGGGTCTGAAGTACTCCTTCTGATATCTAACATAGACATCTAGATGTTCGGGGACTCTGACGAGAGTCTCCTTTTTTATGATTTAAAAAATTGTCATTAAATTTATGAAATTCAAAGCACTTGCAATAATCGCATCTGCTACTCCTCTAATGGTGGCATGTGGATCAGCAGAAAAGACTACATTCAGACTAGATGCAGCAGGTGCTACATTCCCTGCTCCGTTATATCAAGCATGGTTTCAAACCATGGCAAGTGAAACTGGTAACCAAGTAAACTATCAAGCAGTTGGTAGTGGTGCCGGTGTCCGTCAGTATATGTCTGGCACAGTTGACTTCGGTGCCAGTGATGGTGCTGTGAGTGATGAGAAGCAAGACATTCCCATAATTCATATTCCTATGACTGGTGGTGCTATTGTCCCTGCTTACAACTATCCTGGTTGTGATGTTAAGATGACTCAGACGCAACTTGCTGATGTATATCTTGGTAAGATTACTAACTGGTCTACCTTTGGATGTGATAGTAAAACTATTGTTCCTGTATTCCGTTCTGATGGAAGTGGCACCACAAAAGGTTTCACTAACTCACTATCAGCATTCTCTCCTGAATGGAAAGAGAATGTTGGTACTGGTAAGGCAGTAAAGTGGCCTGCTGGTGTTGGTGGTAAAGGTAACTCTGGTGTTGCCGCACAAGTTAAACAAGTTCCTGGTGCCATTGGTTACCTGAACTATGGTTATGTGAGTGGTGGTAAGTTTCAACAAGTATCCTTACAAAACAAAGCAGGTAACTATGTCATGGCAAATGCTGAAACATCTGCAGCAGGTCTATCACGGATCATTTTGGACGATCAACTTCGTGGTGCTGATGCTAATCCTGCTGGTGCCAATGCATACCCTATTGTCTCTCTGACATGGGTCTTAGCATATCCTGAGTCTAAGACTGGTGTGAAAGAAACTCTTCGTTATATGTTAAGTGAGAATGCACAGGCAATGTCTGATGGTCTTGGTTATGTTCCTCTTCCGGAAAATCTTCGACAGAAAGCACTTGCTGCTATTGACAGTATCAACTAATATTAGTATCGTGGGAGACGATAGTCTCCCTTTTTTTATGAAAAAGAAAATCAAAAAGTCGGAACAAAAAATTGCAGACTGCGATAACATCTATGATATGATTGAGATGCTACAGTTTCGTATTGAGGAAATGGAAAATGAACACACGCAATTGATTCGTAAGATGGGAGAA